GGACAAGACACCGGAAAACCCAATCCGACGCTTTATCATTGGCCCACAGATCTTTGCCACCATCAAGTCAGCCATGATGGATCCCGAACTTGAGGAATTGCCAACAGACATGTTGCGTGGTCTGGACTTCCGCATTGCTAAAACCAGCAAGGGCGGATATGCTGACTACAACACATCAAAGTGGTCACGCAAAGAAACAGCACTGACTGAAGCAGAACAAGCTGCTGTTGACAAACACGGCCTGTTTGATCTTTCGACATTTATGCCTAAAAAGCCAACTGACGTTGAGCTCCGAGTCATGAAAGAAATGTTCGAAGCAAGTGTTGATGGTCAACCATATGACACAGAGCGTTGGGGTCAGTATTTCCGTCCGGCCGGCGTACAAGCACCTGCAGGATCGGTGGCACCGGCCGCATCTACGCAGGCAGCCAAGCCAGCACCTGCTCCGGTTGATGACGTTCCATTTGAAGCTGACGAACCAGCAGCCGCCGCTCCTGTGGCAACCAGCAGCAAATCTGGACAGAATGCTCAAGACATCCTGGCCATGATCCGCGCACGTCAAAACAAGTAGCAATAAGTAGTTCATAGGTGTTGGATAACCCAACACCTATTCTTACTCAACTAAGCAGAACATACATGTATTCAGTATACCAACATTGGGATCCACTTGAAGTAACTCTGGTGGGACGTTCGTATCCCCCAGAATTTTATAGTTGGATTAAAAACTCTAAAACTAGATCCATATTCGAAACAATGGCCGAAGAAACAGAAGAAGATTATCAAAAGATGATCAAACTTCTTGACAGATTTAACGTAAAAGTTATGCGGCCGCAATTACCTGAAGATTTTAATAGTTTATTTGTAAACAATAAATGGGTGCCGCCGCCGACTGCGCCGCGGGATTATTTTTTAATGGTTCATGATCGCTTCTGGGTACCAACTATTCCCAATGCTAGTACAGGATGGGGAATGTTTTATAGAGGTTACAAGAAAGATGAATGGCCTGACTTTGTTAGAGATCAAGACTTCTTTGACACTATGCCTGCTGAAGTTGTAGTAGATGTTGCTAGTGCGTTTAAAAAATTTCAAGACACTGATCAAAAGATACTTGATGTTAAACTAGGATTCTATAAACATGTGTTTGATCATATACGTGCTCAAGGCAACGAAATTGTTGAGACTAATTTAGATTTTATCAATGGTTGCTTTGTATCGAGGATAGGGCATGATTTATTCTTTGCTACACAAACATATCACGACGATCAGGAACACATACTTACACAAGTAAATGAATTATTTCCAACTACTCGCAATCATGTAGTCAACGCTGGCGGCCACGGTGATGCAGTTTACTGTCCAGTAACACCTGGATTGATTATTAGCCTCAACGACGTTCCGACTTACGCCGATACATTTCCGGGTTGGGAAGTAGTTTATCTTCCTCCTAGCGACTATGCACACATGCGTAAGTTTGAGCGTTCAATTAAATTGAATAAAGGACGTTGGTTCTTACCTGGATTTGAAAATAATCAAGATTTAATCAACCAGGTTGAGTACTATTTTAATGAATGGACTGGTCAAGTAAGTGAAACTGTGTTTGATGTAAACATTTTAATAATTGACCCAAAAAATATTGTTGTATCGGCACACAACGATATTGTTGAATCTGCTTGTGCCCGGCACGGTATTGAAGTACATGTAAATCCATTTAGGCACAAATATTTTTGGGACTGTGGTATGCATTGTATAACCAATGACTTGTCGAGACGCGGTACCAAACACAACTTCTTTAAGGAATAATCATGTCGAAACCATTTGATGTATCAAAATTTAGAAAAGACATTACCAAATCAATTGATGGACTAAGCATTGGCTTTAACGATCCAACAGATTGGATCTCAACAGGTAACTTTGCCTTAAACTATCTTATCAGCGGCAACTTCAACAAAGGTGTGCCCTTGGGTAAAGTAACAGTATTTGCAGGTGAATCAGGTGCAGGTAAAAGTTATTTCTGTAGCGGTAACATTATTAAAAACGCACAAGCTCAGGGTATTTTTGTTATACTGGTTGATAGTGAAAATGCACTAGATGAATCATGGATGCAGGCCTTGGGTGTAGATACCAGTCCAGATAAACTATTAAAGCTGTCGATGTCCATGATTGATGATGTGGCCAAAACCATTGCCACATTCATGAGTGACTACAAGGCCCTGCCGGATGGGGAACGTCCAAAAGTCTTGTTTGTTATTGACAGCTTGGGTATGTTACTAACACCCACAGACGTCAATCAGTTTGAAGCAGGCGAGATGAAAGGTGACTTGGGTCGTAAACCCAAGGCCTTGACAGCACTAGTCCGTAACTGTGTCAACATGTTTGGCAACTACAACGTGGGTATGGTGTGTACCAATCATACCTATGCAAGTCAAGACATGTTTGACCCTGATGACAAAATCTCAGGTGGACAAGGCTTTATCTATGCAAGTAGTATTGTAGTTGCTATGAAGAAGTTAAAGTTGAAAGAAGACGAGGATGGTAACAAGATCTCTGATGTTATGGGTATACGAGCCGCATGCAAGGTCATGAAGACACGCTATGCTAAACCTTTTGAAGGCGTTCAGGTCAAGATTCCATACGAAACAGGTATGAACCCTTACAGTGGCCTAGTAGACTTGGCAGAAAAGCGTAACTTATTAAAGAAAGATGGAAATAGACTTGCATTTACCACTGCCGATGGTGAAGTAATCAAACAGTTCCGCAAGGCCTGGGAAAGTAACGAAGACGGTTGTTTAGACACAGTCATGGAAGAATTTTCAAAACAAAAAACTGAGGTAAGTACCCTAGATGTTGACACAAAAGGAGAGGAATAAATGTCAGTAGATTTGGCACAAGCAGTATGGGAAGAACTTAAACGTTATATTGGCCCGCTGGATAGAACAGAAGCAGCTGATTCATTGGTCAATTTATTAGTGGATAGCAACTTTGCTGCTGATGATATTCGCAACTCGTTCAGAGGTGACGCCGAAGTCAAGAAAGCCTTACAAGGGTACCTGGACGATCACGACGACGAAGATGAAATTGACGACGATAATGATTTTGAAGAAGATGATGAGGAAGAAGAAGATTATTAATCATGTGGTATAATCGTGTAGTAGCCAGCCTCGGTGAGATTCCCGATTTCATTGCGTGTTTCGAAACAGAACTTTCTGATGCTAAACGGGAATGCCGTATTGGCGGATATGTAGAGATTAATATCAAAGAACTGCCAGGTATAACTGAGCATCGCTTTAATCAACTGCAAGAAATTGAAGCAGTGCTCAATTATTTAAATATACAATTACGAAAGATTCGTCGTAAGCATTTTAAGCATTATCTTGAAGGGTATGGCCGTGCTCTAACTAGTCGTGATGCTGAAAAGTATGTGGACGGTGAAGATGAAGTGATTGATTTTGAAACCATTATTAATGAAGTGGCCTTGCTGCGCAACAAATGGCTGGGCATCATGAAAGGGTTAGAAAGTAAGCAATGGATGAGCGGACACATTGTGAGATTACGAACAGCAGGAATGGAAGATGTGCAGGTATGAAACAATGGCATTTTGAAAAGTGTAAGGAGAAAAATGATGCACAGCGGTAAAGTGTGGGGACAGACTGAGCTCTTAGAAGCCAACGGCGTTTTAGAGTTTCATCGAATTGAAACAATCAAGGGCGGCACTTGTAGTAAGCACCGACACCGGTACAAGTGGAATGGATTTTTTGTTGAATCCGGTAAACTTATTATTCGTGTGTGGAAAAATAACTATGATCTAGTAGATGAAACTGTATTGACAGCAGGACAATTTACAAAGGTTGCCCCAGGCGAATTTCATCAGTTTGAAGCAGCAGAGGACACAGTGGCATTTGAGTTGTACTGGGCAGAGTTTGATCACAACGATATCGAACGTGAATCAGTAGGATTTACCAAGTAGTCTAGCAACAGGTAATCCTGTTGCTATTTCATCCACGGTCCATTCACTATGAGAAATCTCAACAAGCCATTGGTTACGGTCAGGCTTGTTGGGATTTTCTATTTGCGATAAATCCGAGTTTGCCACAGGTGCAGCCATGCTGTCGGGTCCTACAAATGCAGAGACTCCAGACATGATGGCCTGACTGCCAGGACCACTATTCCAATTTACCACAGCCCAAGCATGCTTTAGAGTTTTATCAAAGTCGTAATCGTCGTATGTGTTGGGTATGTGCATGGGTCGATCAACTAGACATCCAGGCAATACCACTACTTCTTGTCTGGGATGACTGCGTATCACTATCGAACGATCAGTATGCTGCCTCAGCGTACCAACTGTTTGTTTCAACCAGTCCTCTGTGGACGGTTGCCCTGCCCACTGTTGGCTGTCGTATCTTTGCACAGCTATCACAACATCATCACCGGTAGCTCTCCAGGGATCTATTTTTAAATTTAACTGCTGTGGCCTGACAGGGTCAAGAT